TGCAGGTGGTGGGGGAGGAGGGGGCGGCAGTGGTGGTGGTGATGGTAACGGTGGTACTGGTGGTTCAGGCATCGTCATCATCCGTTACGCCGATTCTTACGCAGCAGCAACCTCCACAACAGGTTCCCCAACAATAACCGTTGCTGGTGGCTACAGGGTCTACAAATGGACTGGCTCAGGGAGCATCACGATATGAAGGCCGTTTAAATGGACTACCTAGGAAGAATAATCACCAAAAGCCCTACTGCGCCAACTGGCGGGTTGACTGGCGTAGCCAACGGTATCTGGACTATGCAGCAGGTGGCTGCGGCTAAAGCTGCGAGTACTTGGCCTGTCGTTAGCACTACCGTGATTGAGTCTTTTACCTCATCGACTACTTGGGTAGCCCCTACGGGTGTGACGCAGGTTGAGTATCTTGTCGTTGCGGGTGGTGGTGGTGGGGGTGGTACTTTTGGTGGAGGCGGCGGTGCTGGTGGGTATAGAACAGCAACCGGGTTATCTGTCACGCCGGGAAATACGTACACAGTAACTGTCGGTGCGGGTGGTTCTGGTGGTGCTGGTGGAAATCCCGGCGCAACCGGAGGTCAGGGCAACAATTCAGTATTTAGCTCAATTACTTCCACAGGTGGTGGCGGCGGCGGCGGATATGAATATCCAACAGGTCACAACGGGGCTAGTGGAGGTTCTGGCGGCGGTGGCGCTGGTGCAGATTCCGCAGGTGGTACTGGCGGAACAGGTACATCAGGTCAAGGAAATGCTGGCGGAAACGGTCGTGGCGGCACTCCTTACGGCGGTGGCGGCGGCGGCGGCAATAGCGGTGTTGGCGCAAACGCGGCGGGGTATAATGCAGGTAACGGTGGTACAGCAACTGCTAGTTCAATTAGCGGAACATCCACTTACTATGCTGGCGGTGGTGGCGGCGGTGTTGGCTATGCGGCAGGTGCTGGTGTTGCGGGTCTTGGAGGTGGTACTGCAACCACGGCGCAAAAGGGCGGCGCATCAGACGGCGCAAACGATGCGTCCACAGGAAACGCATCTAACGCAACAGCAAACACTGGCGGCGGTGCTGGCGGTGGCGGTGGCACTGGCACAACAAACAACGGCGGAACTGGCGGTTCAGGTATCGTAATTATTAAGTATGTCGTTGCAGCAGCCCCACAGAACACAGTAGCCCCTGCGGTCACGGGTACGGCAACGGTTGGTCAGACGCTCTCCTGCACGACAGGGACTTGGAGTGGTACGGCTACGATCTCCTACGCCTACCAGTGGCAGCGCGTTACTACTAACATTGGCGGGGCTACGTCCAGCACCTACGTCTTAGTTTCTGGCGATATTGGTTCGACTATCCGCTGTGTGGTCACGGCAACAAACACTAACGGCGCTGCATCCGCTAACTCTAACGCTACGGCTGCGGTAGCTAACCCAACACCTAACGTCGAGTACCTTGTCGTAGCGGGTGGCGCGGGAGGCGGGTATTCAAGGGGCGGCGGTGGCGGTGCGGGAGGCTACAGAACCGCAACAGGGTTTGCGGTTTCGTCGGGAACTCCAATTACAGTAACTGTTGGCGCTGGCGGTGCTGCGGGGACTTCGGGCGTTAGAGGCGTTAATGGTTCTGATTCCGTGTTCTCCTCAATCACCTCAACAGGTGGTGGTGGCGGTGCAACAAATACAGCAACAACTCCCGGTAATGGTGGATCAGGTGGCGGTGGGCATCCAAATTCCGTTGGGCCTTTTGGAACTGGCAATACTCCGTCCACAAGCCCAAGTCAGGGCAATAACGGTGGTGTTGCACAAGCATCCCCAGAAGCCCCCGGCGGCGGTGGTGGGGCTAGTGCTGTTGGTGCAGCAGGGAGTGGCAGTCAGGCGGGGGCGGGCGGTGCTGGTAGTTCTAGCAGCATCAGCGGTTCCTCAGTTACTTACGCTGGCGGTGGTGGCGCAGGGTGTTACACAGCCGGTGGTGTTTCTCCCGGTGCAGGTGGAGCGGGAGGAGGTGGAGCAGGGCAACAGAATGCTACAGGCACTTCCGGTACTGCTAGTACGGGGGGAGGAGGAGGCGGTGGCGGTGGAGATGGGCCAAACAACGGCGGAGCTGGCGGTTCAGGCATAGTCATAATTCGCTACGTAGATTCTTACAGCGCGGCAACATCTACGACTGGTTCACCAACAATCACGGTAGCCGGTGGGTACAGGGTTTATCAATGGACAGGATCAGGGAGCATCACAATATGAGTCACTTTGCGAAAGTAGAAAACGGCGTAGTTACCCAAGTCATCGTTGCAGATCAGGGCGTAATCGACTCAGGAATGTTTGGGTCAGGCTGGGTGCAGACCTCCTACAACACACGCGGTGGTGTCCACTACGGGCAAGACGGTCAACCTGACAGCGGTGTAGCCATGCGTAAGAATTACGCTGGTGTTGGTTTCGCCTACGACTCAACCCGCGATGCCTTCATTCCTCCACAACCCTTCCCTAGCTGGACTATGGATGAGGCAACCTGCTGGTGGACTGCGCCGACTCCGATGCCCGTGGATGACAAACGGTACACTTGGGATGAAGCTACGCTGGCTTGGGTTGCACAGTAATGGATAACCAGCACCTGATAAATGCTCTTCTCGGTGGAGGTCTCACCGTCCTCGGCTGGTTTGCGCGTGAACTCTGGTCTGCGGTTAAGGAACTCAAAGCCGACTTAGCCAAGCTGCGTGAAGACCTCCCAAAAGAATATGTTGCGCGTGACGATTACCGGGAGGACATCCGGGACATCAAGGCGATGCTGGCTAAGATATTCGAGAAGCTGGAACAGAAAGCCGACAGGTAATGAACCCGCTGCTCTTATCTGGATTGTTTGATTTAGGTAAGGGGCTGATTGATCGGTTTTTTCCTGATCCTGTAGCTAAAGCTGCCGCCACTCTAGAACTTGCTCGTATGGAGCAAAACGGGGAACTTGCAAAACTTGCCTCGGCTACTGACTTAGCTAAGTTACAGATTCAAACGAACATCGAAGAAGCTAAAAACCCTAACTGGTTTATTTCTGGATGGCGACCTGCGGTTGGCTGGACTTGTGCGGGTGGTCTGTTTTACCAAGTGATTGCTAGGCCAATATTGGGCTGGATAATGCAAAACCTGTTTGGCTGGACGTTACCGCCCTCGTTGGAGATGGACACGCTGATGACGGTGCTGTTCGGAATGCTTGGTCTTGGCGCGTACAGGACGGTGGAGAAAGTTAAAGGCGCGGAAGGTAATCGGTAATGCAGCTAAGTGAGCATTTCAGCTACGCCGAGCTGACCCGCACCGACCACCGCGCCCTCGACAACACCCCCGACGACCGGGCGCTGACCAACCTCAGGCGCCTCGCCGTACTGCTGGAGTCACTCAGGAACCTCCTAGGGGGCGGGGCAGTCGTAATAAACTCCGCCTACCGCTCCAAGGCCGTCAACGACGCGGTGGGCTCCAAGGACACCAGCCAGCACAGGCTGGGCTGCGCCGCGGACCTCCGCGTGCCCGGCATGACCCCGGACGAGGTGGTGCGGTGTGTGGTTGACTCCGACCTCCCCTTCGATCAGGTCATACGCGAGTTTGACAGCTGGACCCATATCTCGGTGCCAAACACCCTGAGTGACGCACCGAGGCGCGGCGCCTTAATTATTGACAAAACCGGAACGAGGAAATATGCCTAAGATTATTCTGTTTGCCCTCCTGACGCTGGCCTCACAGCTCTCCATCGCGGACCCACTCAGCCTCAAGATATGCAAGGGCGAGTACGCCCTGTGCGCCGCCAGCCCCACCGCCCCGACAGGGAATTCCATCACCGTGAAAGGCACCGCCTTCCGGGAGGGCATCTCCGTGTGCCCCGTGCTGAACGGGAGTGCCTTCGCGGACATGAGCCTGATGTTTAACTCCTGCAAGGCACCCGCCGGGTTCGTCTGGAGCCTCTTCTCCACCGAGACGAGTTACCCGCAGGCCCCCACGTGGGCCGTCAAGCCGGCCGTGATCCGCACCTTCACCACCACAATAGCGCCGGGGGGTGGGATGGCCAACCAGTGGTCCATGCTGTGCCGCAAGCGCGACAAGAAAGTCAACGGGGTGACGCTCGCGGATTGCCTCGGCCCCATGAACGAGAGCCCGTGGACGGCCACCACCATCCCCCCGGGGGCGCTGGTGGGCACCGCGGCGCCAGTCGGCGCCAAGAACCCCGTCGGGGGCAACATCCCTCAAAGGTGATTGACTCCCGGCGCTAATTTTGTATTAGTGTTGGGTGTAGGTTACATGGGAGGTGCCCGTGCTCAAGCCCGGCCTGACGGTACTCGTCATTGGATTTGTACTAGCCTCGATGTTCATCGGCTCCACGGAACCCGTGGAGGAGCCACCAACTAGGGCCGGTATACAGCCCACAACCGTAGAGTTCATAACCCGCCTCGAGGGCTTCCGAAACAGCGCCTACAGGGACATACAGGGCAACTGGACGATTGGGGTGGGGCACCACATCAGGAAGGGGGAGCGGAGGCTCCTGAGGGCCGTCCTGAGCGACCCCGAGGTGCTCGAGATGTTCCTGTACGACTTGGCCAAGTGCGAGCTGGCCATATCGGACGCCCTCTGGGTGCCGTACACCCAGAACCAGTTTGACGCCATGGCCTCCCTGTGCTTCAACATCGGGGAGGACAGGTTCAAGGGCTCCGAGGTCGTCCGCAGGATGAATCTGGGGGACGAGGCGGGCGCCGGGAGGGCGTTCCTTGGGTGGGTCAAGCCCAAGGCGCTGACTAAGCGCCGGCACCGGGAGGTGGCGCTCTTTCTTGCTAAGTAGGGGCGAAAACACCCCGTTTTTTGCATAAGTGGTTATAGGAGTAGGCCACTCCGCGATCCGACAAACACTAACCTCGAGGTTACCATGAAAGAATTTAACGCTCTCCCGAAGATGAAGTCCGACATTAAGTGCTACAAGGAGGGTGGGGCTGTCTACAAGAGCCGCCACAGCGAGACCTCCGAGGGCCCGCAGGACGTGGCTCAGGACAAGAAGATCGTCAAGAAGGCCTTCTCGATGCACGACAAGCAGGAGCACGAGGGCTCGAAGACAGACCTCTCCAAGCTCCGCCGGGGTGGCCGCGCCAAGAAGGAGAAGGGCACCGTCAGCATGTTCAAGGACGGCGGGATGACCAAGGTCAAGCCCACGGGCGACAAGAAGGCCCGCGCCCCCTCGGCGGCGATGAAGTTCAAGGACGGCGGGATGGTCAAGGTCAAGCCCACGGGCGACAAGAAGGCCTGCGCCCCCTCCGCGGCGGTGAAGCTCAAGGCCGGCGGGATGACCAAGGTCAAGCCCACGGGCGACAAGAAGGCCGACGCCCCCTCCAAGGCCGCGGTCAAGGGCAAGGAGACGCCCTCGTTCGCCGCCGGCGGGCGCCCGGGCGCAATGTCGCTAGAGAGTCGGCGAGCCTCCGGCTACAGCAACCTGCGGGACTATTTAAATTCACTTAGTGGCAAACGACGCGCCGACGAAACGCCAGCGCAGCACGAGGCGATTCAGGCCGCCGCGGCCGCAAAGCGCGGCGAGGCCTACTCGAAGCCGCAGCCCATGAACGTCGGCGAGGCCTACTCGAAGCCGCAGCCCATGAACGTCGGCGAGGGGGAGAAAACGTCCCAAGCAGACATGAGCAAATACGACGGTTTAGC